CAAACGTCAACGCGGGAGATGCGGTTAGCGCTGACGCAAAGAACCAATTTGGGTTTACAGTTGGCATGGGCAATACCAACACCAACGATGCCACTCCAGGACTGTATCGAGGAGGCTTTGGCTCGGGCGTAAAAACTGACTTAGACATGACGTTCGCCGCAGGTTTTGGAACACCAGAAGAACAAAAGATGGAATTGCTTCGCGCTGGATACACCGAAGAAATGGCTGATGCGTATCTTGCTCAAACTGCCGCGACTCGTGCGAATATGGGCACAGGCATGGGCGGTGGTGGTGGAGACAATAATGATATCGTCCAAGATCTAGTCACCGATATCGCTGATCCGTGCCCCGAGGGGTATAAGATGGATCCCGTGACTAACGCTTGCGTGATCGATCCAGACATCGGTATTGGTGGTCCAGTGTTCACGCCTCAAGATCCAAACGCCGTAGCAGGCGGAGGGGGCACAGGCTACACCCAACCTATAGGCAACTTCATACCAACCCCTCTACAACCTACCAAAATGAATCCAATGCAGCAGCAGTTAAATGCTTTGACTAAATCTCTTCAACCACAACAGAACCAGCAATTGGCTGGCGGACTGGCTGGAATCCGTAGGTGAACTTACAAGCACTCCCCGAGGAGGCGCTGAAAGAAATACTAGCGCTGACTGAAGCTAAGAAGAACATGGATTTGCGTGAGAAGGCTCACGACAACTTCATGCCGTTTGTGCACCATGTGTACGACAACTTCATCGAGGGCCGTCATCACCGTATAATTGCTAAAAAACTTGAGGCCGTGGCCCGAGGAGAGCTGAAGCGGTTGATAATTAACATGCCACCTCGACATTCTAAGTCTGAGTTTGCAAGCTACTTGATGCCTGCTTGGTTCTTGGGCCGTAATCCGAAGCTAAAGATCATACAAGCCACGCACAACACGGAGCTCGCGGTGCGTTTTGGCCGTAAAGTGAGGGATTTAATTGATGACCCAGAGTACAAGACTATATTCCCTGAGACAAACCTTAAAGAAGATAACAAAGGCGCGGGTAAATGGGGCACTGACAAGGGCGCAGAGTACTTTGCTGCGGGTGTTGGCGCGGCAATCACGGGCCGTGGTGCGGATTTACTCGTTATTGACGACCCTCATTCGGAGCAAGATGCGTTAAGCGAGAACGCTTTCGACAACGCCTACGAATGGTACACCTCTGGACCCCGCCAGCGTCTTCAGCCTGGTGGATCGATCATAATTGTTATGACGAGGTGGGGTAAAAAAGACTTGACAGGCAGATTACTGGCCGCGCAGGGCAACGATGTGATGTCCGACCAGTGGGAAGTTGTAGAGTTTCCAGCGATTATGCCGTCAGATGAGCCCTTATGGCCTGAATTTTGGGACAAAGCGGCCCTATTATCTATTAAAGCTGACCTTCCGGTAGGCAAGTGGAATGCCCAGTGGCAGCAACAACCGACGTCTTCTGAGTCTGCAATCATCAAAAGGCAGTGGTGGCAGGACTGGGAGAAGGAGAAGATACCGTCTCTCAGTTACATTATTCAGTCTTACGACACCGCGTTCTCCAAAAAGCAAAGCGCCGACTACTCGGCTATTACAACGTGGGGAATATTCAAACCTTCTGAGGGAGGACCAGACAATGTTGTTCTGTTGGATGCCCGCCGTGGGCGTTGGAACTTCCCTGAGTTGAAAGAAATTGCGTATGAAGAGCATGAGTATTGGGAACCTGATATGGTACTGGTGGAGGCCAAAGCTACTGGTACACCTTTGATTGATGAGCTCCGTCTTCGAGGTATTCCAGCATTGGGCTTTTCTCCAGGCAAAGGAACTGATAAGGTAAGTCGTATGCACATGGTTGCTCCGTTGTTCGAAGCTGGTATGGTGTGGGCACCAATGCATGAAAAGTTTGCGGATGAAGTTATTGAGGAAGTAGTTTCATTTCCTAATGGCGAGAACGATGACTTTTGTGATAGTATGACGTTAGCACTTATGCGCTTTAGGCAGGGAGGGTTCATCTCCCTAGTCGGCGAAGAGGAAGACGAACTAGAATGGAGGCCCCGTAAACGGGAGTATTATTGATGGCATTACCACCTAACATGGTCGCACCAGGCTTAGACCTAGCCGATACCGCAGGGCTCCCCGATGTAGAAATACCCATTGATGTACCGATGGAGTTTCCGAATGGGGCTGAAGTTATTGAGGACGGAGAAGGCGGAGCGATTGTTCAGGCTTTAATGGCTGGACAGGGCGATCTACCTTCGCAAGAAGAATTAATTCCGTTTGACGCTAACCTATCCGAGTTTCTGGATGACGGAACTCTAGGGGAGTTGTCTAGCGAACTGCGTGGTTTATACGACGAGGACCTAGAATCACGATCCGAGTGGGAAGATGCATACGTTAATGGCTTAGACCTTCTAGGTATTAAGACTGAGGACCGGTCAACACCATTCCAAGGTGCTTCTGGTATTACGCACCCGTTAGTTGCGGAGAGTGTAACTCAGTTCCAAGCGCAGGCATATAAAGAGTTACTGCCATCCGGTGGCCCAGTTAAAACTGGCGTATTGGGGGCAACTAGCCCAGAGCGCGAGGCACAGGCTACGCGCGTACAGAACTTTATGAACTACCAGATCACGGAGATCATGGAAGAGTACGATCCAGATATGGACCAGCTTCTGTATTATCTCCCGTTGAGCGGGTCTACGTTCAAGAAGGTATACTTCGATCCTACCAAACAACGGGCAGTATCTAAGTTTATTCCGGCGCAGGATTTGGTTGTACCTTACTCTGCCAGTGATTTAATGACGGCTAACCGTGTGACACATGTGTTGCGTATGGACGAGAACGAAGTCCGTAAGATGCAGGTTGCTGGTGTTTACCGTGACGTAGAGTTGCAGGCTTCGAGCGACAACGAAGAAGATGCCGTAGAGCAGAAGGTCAACGAACTACAGGGCTTATCCAAGAACTACAGCGACGATGTAATGACCATCCTTGAGATGCATGCTGATCTGGACATCGAAGGCTTTGAGGATATGGATGAGGCAACGGGCGAGCCTACTGGCATTCGTCTTCCTTACATCGTTACCCTTGACCAGAGCTCTGGGCGCATACTTTCTATTCGTCGCAACTATGACATGGAAGATCCGTTGCAGCGCAAACGGCAGTTCTTTGTGCACTACAAGTTTACCCCAGGATTGGGCTTTTACGGCTTTGGTCTAATCCATATGATTGGCGGTCTCGGGAGAGCCGCTACCAGCATCCTACGACAGCTTATCGACGCTGGAACCCTAGCCAACCTCCCTGCCGGTTTTAAGGCCCGTGGAGTGCGTGTACGCAACTCTGACGAGCCACTACAACCTGGAGAGTGGAGGGACATCGACGCCCCTGGAGGAAGCATTAAGGACTCTATTGTTCCGCTTCCGTACAAGGAGCCGTCAGCTACTCTGGCCCAAATGCTTGGTGGGCTGGTTAGTGATGGGCGCAGGTTCACTGCATTAGCCGATCAGCAGATGTCCGATATGAATCAAGAAACGCCTGTAGGAACTACGGTTGCTATGCTAGAGCGTGGGACAAAGGTTATGTCCGCGATTCACAAACGCCTGCACTACGCGCAGAAGTCTGAGTTCAGGCTTCTAGCTCGTATCTTCGCTGAAAACCTACCTCCTGAGTATCCTTATGAGGTTGCAGGCGCTCCTGCTGCGGTTAAGACGCAAGACTTTGATGGTCGGATCGACGTCCTCCCCGTCTCTGATCCGAACATCTTTTCGATGGCACAGCGTGTGACTCTGGCTCAGACTCAACTTCAACTGGCCCAGTCGAACCCGCAAATGCATAACTTACATGCAGCCTATCGGCGGATGTATTTAGCATTAGAGGTGCAGAACATTGACGAGATCCTGCCACCGCCCCCACCACCGCCTCCTCCACAGGACCCAGCGGTAGAGAACGGTGCAATGCTTAACGGTCAATCGCCCGCGCCCGCTCCACAACAGGACCATGAAGCTCACATTCAAGCGCACCTGGCGTTGCTTGAGTTCTCGGTTCTTCAGGATGCACCGGCTGTATTGGCGGTATTGTTTAGTCATATCTTCCAGCATGTCAGCATGAAAGCGCGTGAAATGGTTGATGAAGAGTTAAAGGCCCTAAACGAAGAGGCTATCGAGGGGCAGCAGTCGCAGCAACAACAACAGCAACAGCTTCAACTTCTAGTGCAAACTGGGGCAATTGACCCTGCAAGTGCGCAACAGATGGCGATGGAGCAACAGCAGCAGCAGGCTCCGCCTCCTCCACAGTTCGAACCTGATCAGATTGAAGCACGGGTTGCTCAGATCGAGGCTGAACTTCTTAAAGAAATCGCACCGTTGATGACCTACAAAGGCGCAGACGCGGAAGATAAAGACCCTCTAGTTGACATTCGGATGCAGGAACTTTCCATTAAAGAAATGGAAGCCCAGCATAAGTTGGCGATTGATCAAGCTAAATTAGAACTTGAAGGCATGAAGATTGAGCAACGTGCCGTCACTGATTCAGCTAGGCTAGAGCTTCAGGAGCAGATCGCAGACGAGCGTAGTGATGTTAATCGCGAACGCATCGACGTTCAGCGGCAAGCTTCAGAACAGAGGAACGCTACTTAAAACGGGGAATAACTAAGAACACCAAGGGCCCCTTAAAGTTATGTTAGATCCTGTTTCAGCAATCGCTTTGGCGACTAGCGCCTACAAAGGCATAAAGAAAGCCGTTGAAGTCGGTAAGGAGATTAGTAGCTTTACTGGCGCTATCTCTCAGTTTGCCAAGGCTTCAAGCGATATAGACTTCCTTGAGAAGAAGTCACAAAAGCCATCGCTTTATCATAAGTTGTTTTCCAATACCGAGGCTACGGCTCTCGACATTTGGTCTGCCAAAAAGAAATTAGAGCAACACAGAACCGAATTAAAAAACCATATATCTTGGACGTATGGGCCTTCGGCTTGGAAAGAAATTGTAAAAATTGAGGCCGAACAGAGAAAGCGGCAAAGGGCGCTGGTGTATGAACGCCAAGAGTTTATAGACAATTTAATTAACGGTATAGTTATAACTGTAATCACTGTCATTGGTTTGGGAATAGCGGGTGTCGTAATCTATTTTGTAGGGAAATCTCAAGGCAAGTGGTGATGATACAACGAGGCAAAAAATACGTTGTATATGACAAACACGAAAAGGTTGTTATAATAACTGTAGATAGGCACATTGCAGTCCAGTACGCTAGGAGACAGAAATGACAGAGTTTGATAAGGCAGATCTCGATTCCAATGGCTCCATTGATCGTAATGAATGGAACAAACTTGAGCTTGAGGACCGCAGGCTTGAGATTGCTGATCAAGATTTAAAGCGCAACGCCGAGCGCAGGTTCACAGGCTTGGCTTTGATGGGGATGTTAGTTTACCCGTTTATTATTCTGTTGGCTTCTGTGCTGGGTTTTGATAAAGCCGCCACACTTATTACAGACATAGCTAGTGTCTATGTCATTGCTGCATCTGGAGTTGTCGCGGCGTTTATGGGGTTTAATGCCTATTCTGCCAAGGCGGACAATAAAAAAGCCTCTATAAAGTATGACGATAGGGCGGTAGAGAAATGAGTTTAATTGCAAGCTTAATTGGCCCAGTTAGCGGCATTCTTGATAAAGTAATTCCTGATTCTGACATGAAGGCAAAGCTGGCACATGAAATTGCCACTATGTCTGATAACCACGCGCAACAGGCTTTGCTTGCTCAGTTAGAAATCAACAAGGCTGAAGCGGCGTCTGGAAGCTTGTTCAAGGGGGGATGGCGACCCTTCGTGGGGTGGATCTGTGGCTTTGCGCTACTGTACCATTTTATACTCTGCCCGCTTATTATATTTTCGGTAACGCTTTCTGGCGCAGAGATTCCACCGCTACCTGAGTTTGACATGGGTAGCCTTATGACCGTGCTGCTAGGTATGCTTGGAATTGGCGGCTTGAGGACATTCGAAAAACAAAAAGGGCTAACGAAGTAATGTGGGTGCTGGTTTGGATACAGTTAATATCAGGCAAACCCGCAGAGTATTTTCAATTGGGCGTATACGACACCAAGGCTGTTTGTGAACAGGTGTTAGCAAAGGCTGAGATAATGGTAACTCATAACGGGATTGCCGTAGCATGTTTAGGAGTAAAGATATGAAGATGTTTGTAAACTTATACTACAAGATCAGATATAAACTGACGGGCGTTTTATATCACAAGTCCACTAATGTTAATGTTACAGGCCTTACGGGAACTGTAGTCAGCGACCGTTCCAAGAAAAAAGGAAAAAAGAAATGACGTTTAAACTAAGCTCACGAAGCGAGGCCAAGCTGGAGGGTTTAGACCCACGGCTTGTTGCGGTTGTTAAATTAGCCATTCACAAATCAAAGATAGATTTTGGTGTGATCTGTGGCATGAGAACTCTTGATGAACAAAAGGCTCTTGTCGCGAAGGGCGCAAGCCAGACAATGAAGTCCAAACATCTCCAAGGATATGCCGTTGACCTAATGGCGTATATTGGATCAAGAGCTTCGTGGGAACTCAATCTGTATGACGATATTGCAGATGCGATGGCTGAAGCTGCAAGAGAAGTGGACGTTCCTATTCGGTGGGGCGCGGCATGGACAATTTCAAACATAGCGCAGTTTCACGGTGG